TATGCAACTAAAGAAACCCGTACAAGAAGAAGATAATTCTGCTTCTTTAGCTATAGATGATAAAATTAAACTTGCTTCTGGAGATGCCACACTACCAATTAAAAATGTTACTTTAGCTCCTATGAATAAATTTATAAATAAAATTATATCTCAAGAAGGTAAACCTTTTTTAGAAGCTACAAAAGTATTTGATGATGAAGAGTTTTTAACTATTGGATATGGTAGAAATAATAAAAATATTAAAGCAGGTGATAAAATTACTTTAGAACAAGCAAAAGAAAATTTACAAGAAGATATTAATATTAGATTAACAGAAATTCAGAATAGAATCCCTAACTTTAGCAATCTTTCAGAAAATTTACAAATTGCATTATTTGGAGAATACTACAGAGGTTCAGTTGGACAATCACCTAAAACAATCAAATTAATAAATGAAGGAAAATATGATGAAGCTGCTAAAGAATTTTTAAATAATGATGAATATAGAAATGCTAAGAAAAGAAAAAGAAGAGGAATTAGAAAAAATATGGAAACAGTTGCTAATCTTTTAAGAAAAGAAGGCACTATATAATAATATGGCACAATTAGGTTTTTCATTAGCGACAGATGCTACAGCTCAAGAAAATGGTTACGATAGATATTCAACTACTTTAGGAGAAACTTTAGGTGCAGTTGCTGGTGAAAACTGGAACTTCAATCCAATATCTTCTATAGGAACTTATCGTAGTGTTTTACAAGCTGAAAGAGATTCTCTTAAAAACAATATAGATCGTGTAGATAGAAAAGAATTAAATAAAGAATATTCTGATTTAGGATTATATTTTGATGAAGATGAATATCAATCAGTTGTTGATATTATGGTAAGTGAAAAAAAAGAAGAAAGACGTAGACAATCTATTATTGCTCGAGGACCAGAAGGATCATGGAATCCTTTTAGTGGTGGTTTTTATGTTGGTGCTGCAAAATTTGGAGTAGGTTTAGCTGTAAGTATGACAGACTTAATTAATATAGGAGCATCATTTATTCCTATTGTTGGACAAGCAAGATTTGCACAGTTAGCTGCTAGAACAGGTTTACGAACTGCAAGATTAACAAGAGGTATAGCTGAAGGTGCTTTTGGTGCGGCATTAGTAGAACCTATTGTTTATTCTACTGCACAAAGAGTACAAGCTGATTACGATTTAAGAGACAGTTTTATGAATATCACCTTTGGTTCTATTTTAGGAGGTGGACTTCATGTTGGTGTTGGTAAAATTAGAGATATTAATACTGCTAGAAAATTTAAAAATTTTAGAGCAAAAGTCAATCAATCTCGAAAAGATTTAAATATTAAATCAGATGAGATAGAACCAGAATTAAATTTATATAAAGAATATTTTCCAGAAAACGGAGAGTTAATGTTGAGATTAGAAAAAACTGATCCAAGAACACGAAAGTTATTATTACAAAAATCTTTAGGTGATTTAATGTCTGAGAAACCTGTAGACACAAGTGCTGTAGTTAATGCTGATCCAATTCTTAGGTCTACTCCAGAAAGTACAGCTGTTCCAGAAGTAACACCTAGACCAAGACCATCTATTGATGAAGTTGAATTAAATACTGTAGAAAAAAATGTTAGTAATAAAACACCAATAGAAAGAGATGCGGATATAGATTTATTATCTTCTCAACTAGATACACTTAAAATAAATCAAGAACCATTAAAATTAAAATTCGCAGATGAAGCAGAAGTTAAAAGAACAAAAGAAGAATTAGATGAAGTTAATAATAAATCTAAAGAATTAGATGAAGCAATTACTGATTTTATTAATTGCAGGAATGGTAGATAATTATGGCAGATAAATGTTTATTAAGAGTAGAAAATTTATTAAAGAAATCTTCTATTGCTGGAACTAAAAAAGAAGAAATTGTAGGATTAATTAAAGAAGCTATGGCAGAAAAAAAACTGTCTAGTCTTGATGAAATTAATGTTGATAAAGTATCTAAAGAAGTTTCAGAACAAATTAAGTTACAAAAAAAGATTAACAAAAGAAATGCTTTAGAAAATGAAATTAAAGTAAGAAAATATACAGAATTTGTACTTAAAGAATTTCCGGATAATCCTAAAGAAGGATTAATTTCAATTATGGTTGGTTCTAATGAGAGAGTTGCCGCTTCAAGAGCTTCAGTAGCTGTACAACAAAATGCTACTGTTAATCAATTAATTGCTGGTTTTAATACTAAGTTAAGATTAGCAGAAGTAGATGAATTTTTTGATAAAGGTTTAGAAGGTATGGATGAAATAGAAACTCAAAGAAGAGTAACGAATACTATTGCAGAACTATCTGCACAAAAAACAGCAATAGAAGAACAAGCAGGATTAAAACCACCTATTACAGAAAAAAATCCAAAAATTATAAAAATTGCAGAAGTGATGGAAGAATATTCTGAGATGGTTAGACAAAAATTAAATGATAGAGGAGCTAACATTCCTAGAATTTGGGGTTACATTGTTAAACAATCACATGATCCTTATACTGTTAGAGATGCCGCTAAAGTTTTAGGTTTAAAATTAGATGAGATAAAAATTGATACTGATCTTAAACTTAAAAAAGATATTAATTATTCTAAAAATTTTACAGCATGGAAAAATTATGTAATGCAAAAATTAGATGCAGACAGAACTTTTGCTAATACAGATAATGTTGATGAATTTTTACAAAATGTTTATAGCACTTTAGTAGGAAATAAATATCAAATTGCAGATGGTGTAGCGGGTGCTTATGGATCGAGAGCAAAAGATGTCGCTAAAGGTTCAGCTCCTAAAAGAATATTGCATTTTAAAACTGCAAATGATTGGTTTGATTATAATCAAAAATTTGGTGCAGGTAATTTAAAAGAATCATATTTTTCTGGACTACAAACAGCAGGTAGAAATATTGGAATGTTAGATACATTAGGAACAAAACCAGAAGAGAATTTTAAAAGAATTTTAGAAACAGTACACAAAAGACAAACAGATTCAGGTAAAGAAGCAGGTGATACCAAATCTTATAGACCATTCAATAAATGGATGAAGGTAATTGATGGGTCAATATATACTGTAGAAAATTTTGGTGTAGCTAAATACTCTGCAATAGCAAGGTCTTTAGCATCAATGGCAAAACTAGGTGGTGCAACAATCTCTGCAATGGCAGACGTGGGTATCTATGGTTCAGAATTAAATTATCAAGGTAGATCGTATTTAGGTGGTATGGCAGAAGCTCTTACTAGCTTAGGAAGAATTAAAAATACTAAACAAAAAAAAGACATAGCTGAATCATTAGGTTTTATAGCGGATAATACAATTTATGATATTGCAGGTAGAAACCAAGTGGGAGATAATTTAAGCAAAGGTTGGACTAGAACACAAAGAACTTTTTTTAAATACAATTTACTCTCTTGGTGGACTAACACTTTAAAAGAAGGTTCTATGTTAAGTTTAGCTAATTATTTTGCAAAACAAAAAAATTTAGAATTTGGTAAATTAAATTATAAATTACAAAATTTATTTAAACTATATGATATTGATGCAACTAAATGGGATGTAATTAGAAAAAATACTATGGAAGCAGCAGATGATGGTAAAGAGTTTATTAACATTGCTTTATTAGATCAGATTTCTGATGCTGATATAAAAAAAATAAGAGGTGTAGATACTTTAACTCAAAGACAATTAAGAATTGAAAAAGAAAAATTTAAAAATTCTGTTTCTGGAATATTATTAGATAGATCAATTTATGCAGTAATAGAACCAGATGCTAGAGTAAAAGGATTAATGACACAAGGAGCTTTAGCTGGAACTTTTTGGGGAGAAGCTATAAGATTTGTGGGTCAATTTAAAGCATTTCCAATATCTATTGTACAAAAAGTTGTAGGCAGAGACATGGCTTATTTTAAAGGTCGTAATCAAGGAGATATAGGTAGAGGTATTAGAGGGTTATCTGCTTTAATACTTACATCTGGAATGTTGGGTTATATGTCTATGACAGTAAAAGATTTCTTAAGAGGAAAAGGAAAAAGAGACCCGTCTAAAATGTCTACAATACTAGCAGCTTTTTTACAAGGCGGAGGATTAGGTATTTATGGAGATGTTATATTTAAAGAACATAGAGATTCTGGATCAATTCTTTCTGGACTTGTAGGACCAGTTCCATTAACAGCAACAGATGTTTTACTAGCACTTATTTATGGTTCAAGAGGTGAAGGTGGTAAAGCAGCTAAAGCAGCTTATAGAGCTACAATATCTAATATACCTTTTATAAATTTATTTTATATTAAACAAGCATTTGATTACCTAATAGGTTATCAAATCATGGAAACTGTAAATCCGGGTGGTTTAAGAAGAGTTGAACAAAGAATGAAAAAAGAATATAATCAAGAATTTCTGTTTACAAAACCATCGTTACAGTTTAAAGGATTTTAAGTATGACAATATCTAGCACAACAGTAAAAAACAGTTATTCAGGAAACGGTAGTCAAACTACTTTTGTTTATGGTTACAAGATATTTGCCGATAC